GCTCAAAAGGCAGATCAGACGGCAACAGATTTTGCAGATGACGGCACAGGCATTTCATATCAAACCATTGATTTTGCCTATGACGACACCCTTATCTTTAACGATGTGACCGTCAATCGTGTGGGCGGTATTGCTCAAACTGTGCAGGATACAAGCAGCATTGAGACCTATTTCATCCACTCAGGAAAGCGTGAAGGATTACTCATTGAAACCGATGCTGAGTCTTTAGAGCAGGCAACGATGATTCTTCAATCACGCAAAGATGCCATTTTCCGCATTGACTCCATTGGGCTGAATTTGGCAGATGATGCAGAGACGGCTCGAATCCAGGCAGGGTTGGAACTAGACATCTTTGACTTGGTTGACATTACTAAGTCAACTCCAGGGGCAGGAAGTGTCACACTTGAACTATTCGTTCAGGGCGTTCAGCATGACATTACGACCAACACTTGGGGAACAAAATTTTTCACGGCTGAGCCTATAATTCAGGCGTTCATTTTAGATTCAACAACACAAGGCATATTGGATGGCGCAAACTCTGTGCTTTCCTACTGATTAAGGAGCAACAATGACAAAGCAGACATTCACGACCGGTCAAGTTTTGACCGCAGCGCAAATGACATCGCTGCAACAAACTGCGATGTTAGGCGGAGCTGCAAGCGCAAAGACTGCTTCTTATGTGCTTGTTGCAGCTGATGCCGGTGATGCAATCACAATGAGCAACGCAGGAGCAACCACGATCACCGTAAACACCGGATTATTTGCTGCCGGTGACATTGTCACGATCATCAACATTGGAGCAGGCGCCTGCACGATTACAGCAGGAACGGCAACAGTTACGACTTCAGGATCACTTGTTCTGGCTCAGAATCAAGGCGGCGTTCTTCGCTTTACGAGCGCAAGCGCTGCGATCTTCTTACAGTTCGCAACACCGGCATCAGGAGACATCGAAGGAGTTACAGCTGGCACAGGACTAACAGGTGGCGGAACATCAGGCACCGTGACACTCACTAATGACATGGCAACAACAATGACAACAAAGGGCGACATTGTTGTTGCAACAGGATCAGGCACTTATGTTCGTCAAGCCGTGGGAACAAATAATCAAGTGCTGATGGCAGATTCAGTCCAAGCCGATGGTGTTAAATACGCAAATGAAGCAACAGCGACACTCACAACAACAGGAGACATACTCTATGCTTCTGCTGCAAATACTTTAGCAAGAAGAGCAATCGGAACAACCGGACAAGTTCTTACCGTTAGCGGTGGATTGCCAACATGGTCTACGATCTCCGCCGGCGGTATGACTGTAATAGCAAGCGGAAATTTAACTGGAACAAGCATAACAATTTCATCAATTCCGCAAACATATAATAATTTGCAGTTGGTGTTAAGAGGCTTGCAACCAACAAGTTCAAATCAAAATGCACGATTACGATTTAATAGCGATACAAGTACAAATTATTTCAAGACAACATCAAATGGAATAAATTTACAATCTTGGAACGCTACCCTCATTGAATTAGGAAATTCACAAGATAATACAGCAGGACAATCTTTCTTAGTGACTGATTTATATGATTATGCTAATACATCAAGTTGGAAAGCAACAAGCACAATTGCAATTCAAAATCGTGCAACCTCTCCAACAAATTTTGACATTGCCCGTGAACTTGGATTTTGGTATGCCAGTAATGGCGCATCTGCAATTACCGATATTTTAATTTTTACACAAGGTGGTGGCTTTACAGCAGGAACATACACACTATATGGAGTTAAATAATGATAAAAATACATAACGCAACTACTGGCGAGATTACCGAGCGAGAGATGACGGCCGAGGAATTGGCACAAAGTGAAGCCGATAATCTTTCTCATGCAAAATGGCAAAAGGCGGTAGAGGACAAAGAAGCAGCCAAGCAAGCGGTACTCGATAAACTCGGCCTCACCGCCGATGAGGTTGCAGCCCTTCTAGGCTAAACCCCACCGATCAAGGAGCAACAATTGCGCACATCACAAGTGACGGTGACAACCTCACCCACAAAGATCGTTGCAACCGGCAACATTTTCAGAGAAGTTCACATTCACAATGAATCAGGCAACATTTGGATCGGTGGCGATAACACCGTCAGCACATCCAACGGTGCCAAGGTTGACAATAATTCTCATGATGTGATGCATCTTCCTGCGACAACAGAGGTGTGGGCAGTTACTAACACAGGAACCGCGCTTGTTTATATTTTGGAAGTGAACCAATGACAGCTCAAGACTGGGCAGCACTCACAGTTTCTCTTTTGACAATTGGTGGAGCATTCCTTGCCGTGACTCGATGGCTCGTCAAGCATTACCTGAATGAACTCAAGCCTAATGGCGGTTCAAGCATGAAGGATTCAGTTGCACGCTTGGAGCGACAGGTTGAAGAAATCTATCGCATCCTTCTTTCAAACAGTAAATAGGGGAGAACAATGTCAGCACAATTAAAAGCATTTCTTGATGTGGCACGAGGCGAAGAAGGTTTTATTGAAGGCCCTGCTGAAAATCAAACTCACTATCAAAAGGCAAACCAACCCTGGTGCGGAGCCTTCGTCAACTTCTGCTCAAAAAAAGCAAAAGTGACATCAATTCCCAACTGCACATTCACCCCGTCAGGGGCAGAAGCGTTCCAAGCAAAGGGCAAGTGGGAAGATGCCGAAGTTGCAACGCCCCTGCCAGGTGACATCGCCTTCTTTGATTTTCCAGGCGATAATGTCAACCGGATTTCTCATGTGGGCATCGTCTTGCAGGTTCGAGATGATGGAACTGTCGTGACAATTGAAGGCAACACGGCACCTGACAAAAAGGGCGATCAGCGCAATGGCGGTCAAGTTTGCCGTAAGGTTCGCGCCTATAAGAAGAAGAATCGTGGGAAACTAAAGACATCCTTGCCTGTGTTCATTGTTGGATTCGGCAAGCCTACATTTAAGGAGTAATGATGTTTGACAAAGTAAAATTTGAAGCAATTGTTATGACCTACCTTCGGGCAGGAATAGCCTCAGTTTTAGCTCTATATCTTGCAGACCCAAATCAACCTCTCAAGAATTACCTTGTCGCAGGATTGGCAGCAGTTGCCGGGCCTGTCTTGAAGGCGCTTGATTCCAAGTCAACAGAATTTGGCAGAGGAAGCAAGTAAAAATGAATCGGGGGGAAATTTTAGATGAGGCAAAACGCCTCACACATACTGATCGTCAAAAAAACTATGGATCACCGTATGTAAATCACAAACGCATTGCCGACCTGTGGAGCGTGTATCTTGAAACTGAGATAACACCTTCACAGGTCGCTTTGTGTTTATGCCTTGTGAAAATAGCTCGCTTGATTGAGACACCTGACCACGAAGATTCGTTTGTAGATTTGGCAGCATATGCCTCAATAGCAGGGGAGATTGAATCACAATGGAAATGATCACACTTGTTCCAACTCGTGGGCGACCACACAATGCCGTTGAACTTTTATCTTGTCACGATGACCTGTCATCTGCCTCACGATTGCTCTTTATTGTGGACTATGACGACCCAAAGGCAGATGAATATGTCTTTGAATTAGGCGATGACTATGTGATCACCTGCAACAATGATTCACGAGGCATGGCAAAGCCACTCAATTATGTGGCACGCAAATATCAAGACAAATACAAGTATTTCACCTTCGTTGGCGATGACCACCGCCCACGCACCGCCGATTGGGATGCACTCTTAATTCAGGCATTGCAACAGGCACCGTCACTTGCCTATGGCAATGACCTACTTCAAGGCAAGCGCCTTCCAACGATGGTCTCAATGACATCAGACATTGTTGGCGCACTTGATGGCATGGTGCCACCGAATATGAAGCATCTTTACCTGGACAACTTTTGGAAGAAATTGGGCGAAGATTTAGGCGCTTTGACCTACCTTGAAGATGTCATTGTTGAGCATATGCACCCCGTTGCAGGAAAAGCTGAATGGGATGAGGGCTATCGTGAGGTCAATGCAGAAGAAGTTTATTCTGCCGATTTTCTTGCTTACAACAACTACATCAAATCAGAAGCATATGAGGTCTTGCTGAAGAAACTGCGCCGATGAAACAGGCAATATCCTTTTCTTTGTATGGGTCAGACCTTCGATACTGTGTCGGGGCAATCAAGAACGCCATCATTGCTCAAGAGATTTTGGATGAGGAATATGACCTCATCTTCTTTGTGGGGCAATCGGTTCCTTCCTGGGTAATCTCAACCTTGCGCCTGTTTCCCAATGTTCGGATTATTCAAACAGATGCACCTGAAGATCACACCGCCAAGTTGTGGCGCTTTCTTGCCTGTGAACTAGATTATGACTTTGTTGCCTTCCGCGATACCGATGCTCGACTGTCTTTGCGTGAACTTAACGCCCACGAGGAATTCATTGAGTCCGGGCTAGATGCCCACATCATGAAAGACCACCCCATTGGTCACAATTATCCCATCAATGCAGGTATGTTCACAGTTCGATCTGCCTTGTTCAAAGACATCCGCATCCTGATTGAGTCGGCAGAAATTTCGGACTACTACACCCAAGACCAAGACTTCCTGAGAAATCTGATTTACCCACGCATTCAATTCTCATGCTTTGTCCATGACGAGTTCTACGATACTCAACCTGAAGGCAAATCACTTCGCAAGCCGTATCTGCTTGAACCTGTCAACCAGGTAAGTCATATTGGTGCAGCTTTAGACGAGAATGATAGGTTTATCTTCACCGTTGATCAACAGAAATCTGTGACTTTATCGGGTGATGATAAATACTTGTATGAGTGGGGGCAATAATGAAAATTCTGATCACAGGCGATGCCGGCTTTGTTGGGCGTGCATTTCATCGTGCGCTTGCAAAACAACGCCACGACATCACAGGCATTGACTTAGTAAATGGCAAAGAGGTTCGACATTTCTTCGCCACAGACAACACACAGTTTGACATCGTGATTCATCTCGCGGCGATTGTCGGTGGGCGGCTGACTATTGAGGGAAACCCTTTGTCAGTTGCCTCTGACCTTGCCATAGATGCAGATATGTTTCAATGGGCGCTGAGAACTCGCCCGAAGCACATTGTCTATTTCTCATCAAGTGCGGCTTACCCAATCTTCTTGCAAAGACTGCAATATCAACAAAAACTGCGCGAAATTGACATCAATTTAGAACATATCCGCACACCTGACTTCACTTATGGTTGGGCAAAGTTATCGGGTGAAATGCTTGCCTCATATGCACGAGCTGAAGGTCTCAAAGTAACTGTATTGCGACCTTTTAGCGGATACGGCGCAGATCAAGCACTTGATTACCCATTCCCATCCTTTATTGCACGCGCCAAGCGCAAGGCAGACCCATTTGAAGTGTGGGGTGCAGGAACCCAAGTACGAGATTTCGTACACATTGACGATGTTGTGGGCGCTACTTTTGCAGCCGTGATCAATGATGTGAATGTCATGAATATCTGTTCAGGTCGCCCAACCTCATTCATCGAGTTGGCAGAAATGGTGATGTTGCAAGCGAACTATCTTGCGCCTATCAAAAACAATCTTGATGCGCCCATAGGCGTTGAATACCGCGTAGGCGATCCAACTCGAATGTTGCAAGTATATGAACCAAAAATTTCCCTTGAAGAAGGCATTGCTTTCGCACTTGCCGAATAAGAAATCCCCCTCACCATCAGTCGGTCATGGTGAGGGGGATTTCTTTGTCTTTTTTAGAGGATGTCGGATGGGTATTTGATTCCTTTCAATTCCTTCTTAATGTAACGATTCACGGCGAGTGCGATAAAGATTTTTGGAATCTTAGGTTCAGCTTTTGGTCGCTTCGGTAACAAGAAAAGCGGTATCAGTACCCAAAAACCGAAGAAAAAGGCACAGATTGACCAAAAGATGTGCTTCCTGCCAAAACCCATTGCAACGAGTGCAACAATCGGAACTGCAAGCACATTGATCCAACTCATATCCATTCCATCATCGGTGCAGGTTGAATGTCTTTGACGACCTCATAGAACTTGCCTGATTCGTGCAATGATCCTGCGCCCACGACATATCCATTGTGCTTGATATCAACGCCATCACGGAGTTTGCCCTTGAACTTCGCATCGGCAGGGGCGGTGTAATACAGATGCAAGCCATCGCCTGTTGCGACTGTGAATGTGTCAAGGTTGAGACCTTCAGTTGTTCCGCCATTGCGGTAATCAATGTCAAAGACAACTAAGTTTGAAGGGGCGCAAGCAATGCCAATGTTGAGCATGGGTGCGCGAGTGAACCATTTTTCAATCTCTTCAATGTCAGTTGTTGCAGATTTATACCCATTCTTTGCAATAGGAAAGAAAGGTGTCTTTTGATAAGGAGCAACAGGCAAGATATGCCAACCTCTTTCGGCAAAGGCAATGGCGGTTGTAGCTTTTGTCATTTGATGTATCCCTTCAAGAAGTCAACGATTACTTCAGAGACAGATTTGCCTTCTGACTTTGCCTTCGACTTCGCCTTCGCCCATACTTGGTCGCTGACTCTGACTGACCTAATTTTCTTTCCTACCATTACAACACCACACATTCGCTCATTGAACCCCAACACCAACCAAGAAACTCTGCATTGGGTGCAT